TACAGTTCTTGTCAAGCTAAATCTTTTATTTTTTTAATTTATAATGAGCATAGTTTTTATGAGACTTTCTTAGGGTTTCTATCTTGTACCCCTGCTGTTTTAAATCAAACACTCGTGCGCCTAAACGCATCCCCATTCCCATTTTTAACGCACCTAGTGGCGTTAGAGTAAGCCCTCTTTTTAAGTACTTTATTATCCTATCTGTCTGTGTTCTTTTCTGGCTCATGGTTTCTCCTTTCTAGAAGTCTATCTCGTTTGGAAGTGGAATACAGCAGGTTAGCTCTACACTCGCCCATTCCCTGATCTCGGTTAGATACTCTTCGAACTCGGTTGTATTGAGGCTTGCTGTGCTTTTGGCGTAGTGGATCAGGTCATCTCCTATCCTAACAGCCTCTCGTAGAAACTTACCTCGGAGTATTTCGTGCATCTCTTCTTCTCTATATCCTAACCCGCCCTCTCCTTTTTGTCCTCGGCAAAGTATTTTTAATACCACACCCCAATAATAAGCATTTTGGTTAACGCTTCTTATTGTCCTGTGCTTCTCTACGGTCAGGTCTATGTCCTGTTCCTCTAGCGTGAATAGGTGATCTGTATAGTCTGACCCCATTACAAGCTGGCCTTTGCTTACTGTGCCACGAAACACTTTTTTCATATTCTCTCCTTTGTGGGGATGGGGACGAGCCAACCTTCGGAGCAAGCCCGCCCTTATGGGCATCCCCGTTAAAATGGAATGCTTTGATCCACGCCACTCTCTTGATTAGCTGTTTGGTCTGTTGCTGGTTCTCCCTGTGCCTGCTCTCTAGGTTTGCCGATGAACTCTACGCGCTGAGCGTTTATCTTGACCATCTGGTGCTTCTGGCCATCTTTTTCCCATGTATCCTGCTTTAGGTTGCCCTCTATCAGCACTTTACTCCCTTTTCCAATGTATTTAGCGCAGTTTTCCGCCTGTTTTCCCCATACGGTTACATTGAAGAATGAAGTCGTTTCTTTATCTTTGTATTTCTCATTTACGGCTATTGAGAATGATCCTACTGCTGTGCCATCTGGGATATATCTTAGTTCTATATCCCGACATAAATTTCCTGTTACTATAACTTTATTCACAAATACCTCCTTTTCTTAAAATATATACTGTTAGTTCACTACTAATAAGCAGCAATGTAATACAGAGTTTTATCGCCCATTGATAACCTAGCCATACAAACACTAGGAGTGCAATACTTAAGCAACATCTTACAACATCTGAATTTTTCATACCTAGCTCCTTGTGCTTATGGTTTTGGTGCTGGTGATCTTAACGCCTGGTATTACTAATGTGCCTTTGGTTGCTGCTATAACTTTGTTGATTTTACTATAGTCAGGCATTATATACTCCATTGGTAGGATTTTTATGTTTGTTACATCTCCATGCCAGCGGGTTATGTAGCTGACTCCCTTAGGTTTCTCTGTCCTCTCCTGCGCTACTGGTGCTATAACCTCTGCTGCCTTTTCCTCATATTTCTCTGCCTTAGTATCGTTACCTTCCTCTCTGGCCTTCTCAGCCTTTTCCTCTGCTGTTATGCGTTTCTTTTCTGCAATCTCATCTAGCCTAGCTTGCTCTTTTCTGCGCGCTCTATCCTGCAGGTCTGTCCATGTAATCATCATCGTATCACAAGTTTGTACGATTTCCTTACATATCCCTATTGGTTTGTTGAACAGACTCATAACCTGTTTTTTTGCCTCATCCAGCGGAGTTGTTATTTTCTTTCTCTCTGCATCTAGTTCCTTTGCTTTGGCATTAGCTGTCTTGCGTATGCCTGCTATGCTGTCGTAGCTTTCTTGGTCTTTTAGGTCTATAGCCTCTACTGCCTGTTGTACCTTAGTAGACTCCTCTACTGCTGTGCCTACGCTATCTGTGTTTATGCTCTTTACGGTTATCTCACTCATTTCAATAATCCTTTCCTCTTTTTCCATCGGTATACGTTTAAACAACTTAGGAACACACTTTTATCTGATGTGTCATTATAGTGTGCTATCTTGTAGCCTTTCCCTGGCTGGCCTGTTAATTGCACCCCGATCCTCTTCTTGATCTTGATTTTCAGGTTCTCCTCTATAAGCATTTGGTATGCCATAGTTTGAATGGCTGTTGCAGGATACATGGTTGTGGTACTCTTGATGTCTATCAATAATCCTTTTTCTGTGTGCCATCTGTCTGGTGCGCCTGTAAAGCCATACTTGATAGAAACTAGCCTTTGCTCTATTTCCTCTGGTGTAAATGTCAAGTTGTAGTCTTTGAGGAAGTTCTTCCAGCCAGATAAGTACGGGATTAAGGATTCTGCAACAGATTTCATATCCAGTATATTTTTATCCCAAAATTCTGTTACAGCATGCACCCCCTTACCGAAGTTCTGAGCCCTCTCCATGATGTCCTTACGCACCATGGAGAAGTCTATCAGTCCCTCTGCTTGCATTATGCCTGTTACTCTTGGTTCGTTCATTTTGTTGCTTCCTCTGCTCTTTGCTCTATCCTTTTCTTAGCAGATGTGTAGGTTTCCTTCAGGAATGTCTTATATCCTAGTGACATTTTGGTGTTGATCTCTTCCCTGACCCCTGCTGCTTGCTCCTCTAGTTCTAACATATTCTCGCAAGCCTCAAATATATCTACTATTTGGGCTGCTCTTCTGTTCATTTCGGTTGTTTCGGCTATATCCTCGCCTTTAGGTGCTTGCGTGCCACCTTGCCCTGTTTCTGGCTTACCTGATGCTATTGGTGAAGCCTTTGCTGTAGGCATATCTACCGCTGGTTTACCTGCTGCTGTGCCATCATCGTCATCGCCTGTTGGGATGTTCCATATCATGCACATAAGGTATCTTCTACCGTATGATGTTGATGAGGCCTTGCCGTGTATCTTGGTCATGTTCGCATTGCCCTTTAGCCCTACCCCATCTAGGGGTACGTCATAGTAGTAGCTTTCCTTGTGGCCTGCTCTGTGTAGCACATCAGCGCATATTCTTATGGCATTCTCTACTGCTGGTTTGCCCTCAGAGAAGATTATGGAGAAGCCCTCTGCCGTGTATATTGGCTTTGAGCTTGCTATGATCCCACTTAGGTCGGCATACTTACTGTGGGTCTGGGGGTTGCTCTTGGTCTTTACTACTGATGTTATGTTAGCTTGCACCACCGAGAAGGACGCTGTGTACAGTTTCCTTGCCTGATTTGCCTCATACCTTTCTTGTAGTCCTAGCAATTTTTCTAGCTGGGCTAGGTCTGCCTTACCATTTACTGCCATTCTAATCATATCAGCAGGGCTGTTTCCCTGTGCTACTGCTAATGCTTTCTCTTTCTCTTTAGCCATATTACTCACCTCCGTTTATGATTGGTCTGCCTATCTCGTAGGCTTTACCTGATTTTGCTCTGAACTGTGATGCCTGTTTCTTATTTGGTGTTACCTCTGCTGCATCGCAACATTCCTTAAATAGTTTATCTGTCCTTGCATACTCTCTATTTGTCATGGTCAACCCTTTCTTTACAGGTTTTTCTGTTTCTACATAACTCACATATTCTTGGATGAAACTTTCCCGTGTCCTTTAAATATTTGCATACTTTTTTATCTACGGTCATCTTCATGCCTTTCATCATCTAGCTGTCTTTGTGCATTCTCTTGATAATGGTCATTACAAAGACCTATTTCTTTTTCCTCTTCAGAACATAGTTCATTACCACAATTCGGATAACTACATAGTGGCATAGTTTGCTCCTTGTTAGCGTTTACGATCATTGTTGCAAATATGTTTGCTGCATATTGGTGCTGATACATATTACCCTTTCTTATTTTCTTTTTTCATCTGTGCTTCTAAAATTTTATTTATCTGCCAGTTAATGGAAGATCCATTTCTTTGCTTATTTCTATTTAGCCATTGCTTAATTTGTTTCGGCATTCTTACTAAATACGTTTCTAGCATTTTTATACTCCTTCCTTTTTTCGTTTATATCTTGTGTACTCAAAATATATCATATTTATGAATAGTTGTCAACACTTATTTTTAAAATAGTTTTTAGCTCGTCGCTAGGAGGGTGAAAATAGTTTAACTTCTAGGAAACTTTTTTGATATACTTGACTTGTTTGTGTTTATGTGGTATGTTTTGGGTATGGATACTTTAATAAATTTCGTTTGTGTATTTTTAATTTTAGGTGTTTTTGTTAATATGGTTTTGAATGAGTGGCATAGACCTAAAAGTTAAGCTCGTATTTCTTTCTTAAATTTCTTTAGCCAGTCATCTTTATCATCACCACGTATTTCTTTCTTGAATTGTTTTAACCAATCCTCTTCTTTCTTCTTTTCACCTAGAGCATATTTACTATAAACTAATCTTCTTGGATCAGAAGTTTTTCCTTTGTATAAATCATATGCACCTTCTCCGAAAGTCCAAAGAGAATCTACTGGTACACCTGCAAATGTTCCTACTGCTTTAGAAAGGTGTTTAATCTTTGTATAAGGCTTTTTACCTTTAACTCCATACTCTAATTCCTTTACACCTTTAAGCGCTGGAGTTCCCATTCCAAATCCTGATGATAGAGAATTAGCAATATCACTTATTACAAATAACCCTTGTAATGGGAAGGTTCCTACTGCTTTTGCGTACTTTTTGATGTCTTTTTCTTTAAAACCTGACCTTATCCAAGTAGCCAATAATGCAGGTGCAATCCATACCCAAAAATATCCTGTTGCTGCCTTGCCTGTTTTGCTTATAAATGGCTCGTCGCTAAACCTATATTCGTCTTTGATGTCTACCATTTGATTGTGCATTGTAGTATAGAAAGACTTAAACATAGTAAATAACTTCATAAATGGTCTGCCTCTTAACATTCTAGGCAAGTCCTTTACTGAACCCATAGGCTGAGTTGTTCTGACAATACTATCTGCATATTCTATGGCTTTAGTTTCATCACCTGATATAGAAAGCTCTCTATTATAAGCACCCATCCAAGAAGGCATAACAGTTAAAAAATCCACACCCCTAATCATTGCAAACAAGACAGATTTAGAATCTCCAGGAAGGCCTTTAAGAATATTTTGAGCTTGTTTTCTTTCCATCCAATCTTTAAGTTCTCTATCCCATAGTGTAGATCTATATTTCATCTCAGGACTCTTAGAATATACAAATTTTACAGTAGTTTTAGGATTATGATAAAAATCAGCAACTCCACCTAATGCTGATTTTAGTCCTATCTTGTTTACTGTCTGTAAGAATGAACCGCCCTGTAAAAGTGATACAGAAACCTTTATCCCCAATATAGATGCTGTAGAGTTCTTTCTTAACATTGAAGCTCCTACTTCAAATATATTCTGTGGAGATAGTGTCTTAGGGTTTACTGTGTTCGCTAACCAAGGCTTAAACTCTGAATAAGTCGCTTCGCCCATTACATCTATAACGGCTTTTTTAAACTTAGGGTGGTTAATTATCTTTTGTGTATCTCTCATAGGAAGTACAAAGGCATTATAGTGTATGACATCTTTTAAGTGTTTCAATATTATAGGAAGAACGTCTAAATCTACAGCACCAGCACCACCTACTCTTGATTTGATAAAACTTTTTTCAAGAAATGCCTTGCTAAATACTTCCTTCATTACATCTTTTTGAGATGCTCTTATCTGTGCGTTTATATCTTGGCTATAGTCTGTTTTGATAGGAAAATACTTACCTGATACTTTTTTAGGTCTTACTCCAACGGCTTTGATTGTGTTAGCTTCAGTATCAGCCCAATAAGAATCTATTAGTTTAAATGTATCTTCTACAAATTTCTTTTCAGTAGGAGTAAGTTTTGCTTTAATAGCTTTTATTTGTTCTTCTGTATATTGGTTGCCCTTAATAAGTCTTTGCACATTACCAAAATTCTCGCTGTTTAAAGCAACTCCAACAGCTTCCCATCTAGTAATAGGGTCTGCCATTCCCTCTACTTTAATTTCAGGCTTTAGCATTTTAGCAGAGATTTTAGCAATAGGAGAAAATATTTGTTTAAATTTAGCGTTCATTTCCCCACCTTTTATAAGCTCCGTATTAGTGCCTTTTTGAATAGGATTCCAAACCTTATCCCATATCCTTAAAACCTGTGTAATATTTTCTACTTTTCTATTACCACTTGCATATTTAGAAGTAGAATCCATCTTTCTGCGAACTACACTTTTCTTTCTTGCTGATGGGGGTTTGTATCTTAGTTCTTCTTCTGTAGGTTCTGCCATTTTGCCACGTTTATATATAGTCTCAGCTAAATTATCTACAGTCTCTTCAAGATTAAGTTCTTTTTCAAAAGATATAAGTTTACCTTCGTTACTTCCTGCTGTAACTAAAACCTTAACCTGATCATGTAAATGCTCTAAATCTTCAAGAGTCATTTCATCAAGAGTAGTTTTTTCTCCGTAATCCCTAAAGAACTCTCTAGGCACAAAAGCTAAATCACCTTGTTCGCGCATAGTATCTACAAACTCTGTTATGTTAGCGCGCTTTTCTTTAGTTACATCCATTCTGCCTTTTAGGTCATATTGCTCTAAAATGGCATCTACTTGGTCTTTATATTCTACTGGGAGTTTCCTATCACCCATTGACTTTAAAGAGCTTACAAGCCCTGTAACGTGGCGTTTTATGGCTTCCTGAGAACGTATCTCAGCCTTACCTACTCTTTCACCAACTTTAGCACCTTTTGCTTCTGAGGATAACTGTTGCTTGAGTAGAGCCATCTCATTAGTAACTATAACATCTATACTTTTCTTATATCCTGTAGATTTGTGGATAACAGGCTTGACTTTACCTTTGGTTAATTTAGGACTCTCGGCTTGTTTTACTTCTTTAATTATACCTTGTTTAAATTTATCTAAATCTTTTTGTATCTCTGCTTCTAGAGCTACAGGGTCAAAATCAATGCCCTCGGCTTTGTCTTTGGCTATCTCAGCTCTAAGTTCTTTTTCAAACTCTTTTTGAGTTTTTAAGGTTACTTTTTCAGTAGGCAACTTAGCTTTAGAATCAATAAGATCTTTAAGATATTCATCTGCGTTACGATCTGTGGGTACTTTGAGAGTACCTTCTTCTTGTAGTGTTTTAGCTATATCATCGAGGCCTAGTTTAGGTGTTTTTTCTTGCATACGCTTGACTAAGCCACTATAGGTTTTGTGTTCTATCTTTTTACCTTCTCCTGGTATCAAAGCAAAGCCCTTTTCATCTTGTACTAAATTAACAACACCCTGTCTGACATCTTTAGTAATCTTAGATGCAATTTTCTTAGCTTCTTTTTCGTCGAGACCACCATTCTTAAGAGCCTCTATTACGCCACCTCGCTCAGCCATAGTTATAGATGCTGAAGCCCCTGCTCCTAATAATAGCCCTATCAATGCACTTTGACCAGCTCCTTCAAAAATATCTCTCGCATTATCAATACCGCCCAACTTGACAACTAAGTTCTCGCCTGTAGTTTGTAGCCATTCTTGTGCTGCTTCTGTTCCTGACCTTACAGCCATACTGAATATTGGGCCACCATAGCTTTTAAGCATAAAATCTAATCCCAGATATTCTAATACTCCTTCTACCCCACCTGCTAAAGTAGAAAGCCTACCTGATTTTTTAGTATCTAGTCCTGCGTCTTTAGCCTGTTGATATATCTGACCCTTCTGATACATACCAAATAGAACAGCAGCAGCATGGGGACTTTTTGTGAGAGCAGTTATACCAATTGCACCACCTAGTGTAGTAACGCCTGAACCTAAATTAAACATAAACTGTTTGAATCCAGGCTCTTTAACTGCTTCAAGTTCAGGCATAGTTTTCATAAACTCTTTATTTTTTTCTATAATTTTAGTACCAAGAGTAATTGCTTTTTCATCTAAATCAGTTTTTTTAAATAATATAGATTTTAACTGTTTAGTTTGTGCCATCATAGGAACAGCACCGCTCATCATATAATCTAACCAATCAGGACTTTCTTCTGCCCTCTCTCCAAATTCTTGAATTAAAGAACCAAATGCTTGTGGGGCTGATAGGGCTGTAGATACTGCACCCTTGCCTGCTTCGATAGCACCACTCTTTTCTAACCCAGCCATTATTGGTTTTTCTAAATCTACACCTAAAGTCTTAAGTGGTGTATATACTCCTAGAGTTGACATATCTAAAGATATTCTTTTAAGTGTATCCATCATAAGATTAGGTTTATCAGGGGTATTCATTTCTTCGTCAGTAAGGGTGTCTTTTGGTTCTATTGGGGCATTAGCTGTAGCTTGAGGGCGTGTAGAACTCGTATCTGAATAATTCTTAAATGCTTCTGCGTTTCTATCCATTCTTTTATATACACCAGTCCAAGGTTTTTCTGATGTCTCGCTTGCTTTAGAGTCTTTATATTCTTTGTGGTTTATATATTCATCAGATACTTTATCCCACTTACCTTCGTTTATAAGTTTTATAGTCTTAGGACTGCCTGATAGGTCACCTCTGAATACACCATCTACTAATGATTGCTTTATTTCAATAGGATAATCTTCGTATTTAGGAAATAGCTTTTTTGTTTTATCTGTATGTATCTTTAGGTCTTTATTAAAAGTTTCTTCTTCGTCTAGTTCATCAGGGTTTTCATCTGGTAATAGTTTATGTCCTATGCCAAATGTCTGTGTTCCACCTGTATCTGTATATACTGGTGTATCTGATACGCCTTCATTACTCCTGATGTAATCTGCTATAAAATCATCGTCAGTCAGAGTATCTGGTGTATCAAACATTTCTTCGTCTGTTAGAGTATCTTTTATTTGGATTCTACTTTGTGCCATAGACCATCGTCCCTTTTTTCGTATGGTATGCCATCTTTCATACGCCTATCACGTTTTTGACCTTCTACGCCTGGTATGAAACTCTTTGCTTTCTCTATAAGTGTTGCTTTGTCAATGGGATTATATCCCTCTAATTCTTCAGCAAACTCTTCTGGTTCATATCCTTCAAATCTTATGAGTTTGTTAATATCTTCTATTGGTTTATTCTTGCTTTTAGCTGCTCTGATGTCTCCTACAACGCCTCTTTTTGCTTGTGTTATAGTTTTTTCATCATCACCATAAATTTTTTCTCTAGCTTCTGTTTTAGTAAGACCTGTTCTTTCCTGCGCACCTCTGCTTAGTGCTGTCAGGAATGGGTCTCTCGTAGAACCTCTAGTGCCATAGGCTTCTCTCTCTCCTGTTGCTACGTTTGTTTCCGCACTACCAAAATCAGAGTATTGTTCTGTAAACTCAGGAGAGGCTACAGGTACTTGCTGACCTGCTATGTTGGCTGACCTGCCTTGTTCCATAGCCATTATAGCTCTTGCTTCACCCTCTGTCTTACCCTCGCTTTGTAGAGTATTGAGTTCGGCTGCCTGATAGATAGTTTTAGTTCTTTCTAAATCCATCAATTCCTTTTGAACTTTTATCTCTGCTGTGTTAATAGCTGATGCTTTAGCTTTCTGGTTTAGTTCAAAAAGCTGATTAGTTTGCTGGAACTCTTTTCTTTGTTGCTCCATAGCTTCTGGGCTAGTTTTAGCCTCATATACTTTTAATTGAGCTTCCTTAACCTTTTTGTTAAGTTTCCACTCTTCGTTTTCTTGCTTGAGTTCAGCTTGCTTTTGTTTGATTTTGGAATAGTTGTCTACTCCTTTTTCAAAACCTTTAGCAAGGCCAGCCATTATATATAGTCCCTCGTTGCTCATCTTAGTCTCCTATTTTTATGCAAATTTACTTGCACCATAGTTTTTATTTGGATCATAATTTAACTCATATGTGTCTGCTGCGCCAGCATTACTTGATGACGTTGATGATGTGCCTTTACTGCTACCCAGATTACCTACAAGGCTAGTTATTGCACCTACACCAGATTCCATTATCTGACTCCACAAACCACCTTTTTCGGATGCTTGTGCATTTGCTATCTGTTGTTGTTTTAATGCTAGACCTGCTTTACCTAGAGCGAAATTATTACTTAGGCTTGCTTTGTTTAGACCAAATTGATTCTGCTGTCCGCCATAGGTTAGGCCTGCACCTCTTACACCTGATACGGTTTCTAATCCTGTTTTCATTAGTTCTTGTTTCTCACCTGATGCTTTTATGTAGTCTGCCCATCGCATCTTTGTTCCTGCGTCTGCGGTTGCTTTAGCAATAGACGAGAGACCTACTCCACCTTTAATGTTTCTGCGGACTAGGTTCTCATTTACTGCTGTCGCTGTGTCTCTATTTACTAAAGATAGCATATCATTAAATTCTTTTGAACCTGTTTTTCCTAATCCTTCATAAAATTCAGGTAAATTCCCTTTTAACATACCAGAACCAAACCCATATAAGTCCTCTTGACCTTTTGTGAAATACTCATCTGTTTTGAAATCTAACCCTGCAGCGGCATCATTTAGATTTCCACCATAGTTAGTTCCGCCTCCACCGCCACTATCGTCTCCACTGTTATCTTTTGATAGATAAGAACTGGCTACACTACTTCCTATGCTTAAAGCTGCTTTCGCTACTAATCCCCAACTCATAATAATTCCCCTTTCAATTTTTTAACTTCTTCTTCTGTTGGAATTTCATCAAAGCTCTTGGCTATGATTTCTTCTTCTATTTTTTTTAAATCTGTGTGGTCTGTTTTGTGTACTGTAGTCCATACTGTTTCTGTGTGCATGTATAATAATCTTTTTGTTCCTGGCATAGTGATTCCGCTATAAGGAGCTTTGAGTCTGACTACACCTTCATCTGTTAATACAGAACACTCGCCTTTTAAAATAAAGTATGGATGTTTCTTCTTATGTATTTTAGATACTAACAACATATCTGCTGGCATAGTAATCTGTCTTATGTATAACCCATCTCCAAAAGAATGCTTTAGTGGAGCGCAGTCATCACCAAACTTAACACCTTTCATAGAAAACATTTTCTTCTCTACTTCTAGTATCCCACTTTGTATATCTTCTTTTGATGGTAGTGTTTTTATATTCATTATTTATCCTTATAAAACTCTGGTAAATTTACACTTACATTTGGCATTATAGCCTCCTCATGTTTTTATAATAAAGTTAATTGCTAAGTATTGTGGCATATATGTGTGAGTGTGAGCGCCTACACCTGTGCTGTCATTACCATCATATCTGGATGGTGGTGTAGTGCTTCCTGTGCTTGAAGTAAGAGATGTATCATTTCCAGTTATTGCCGTACCACCCTCGCTACCGATATCTGCATTACCAGCATCAGTTCCAGCACTTGCTCCGTAAGGAAATCTGTTTACAAAATCTGGTACATTAAAAGTAGTAGAACCATTTCCAGTTCCGAATGATGTTCCTATTATATTGTATAAAGCTGCATAGGTTGTTCTTGATACTGCTGTACCATCACACATTAGCCATCCAGTTGGAGCAGAAGAACCACCATACATTTGAATAGTACCT